CACACTCTCAGCAATAAAAGTAAATTGCATGTTTCCGGCAAGAAAATACTCTTTTAACCAGTCAGGAACCAAACTTGACCCATATGACTATATTGAAAAAATCATAACATGGTGCGACAACCATACTATTTTGAGGTTGATTGTTTCAGACACCGCCGTTAATGTGCAAGTAGTTATATCGGACATATCATACGGCGAAAAAGACGGAACAGGGGACGTATACGCTACCATTAGTCTGCGCGAATATAGAAAATTGACCGTGGTTCAAACAAACAAAACGGGTAATAAAGTTCGTGGAGTTGAAAAGACCACAACTAGTAAAGAAAATTACGTAATTAAGAGCGGAGATACGCTGGGCGCGATATGCCGTAAATACTATGGTAACGCCTCCCTTTCTACGAAACTAGCAGCATATAACGGTATAAAAAATTCAAATTTGATTTATGTCGGGAATACTTTAAAATTACCAGACAAGAATTTATTGTAGAGGGAGCTGCGTATGATTAAATTATTGGTAACTAACAGCAAAGGAACCCATGATGCGACGCAGCTCATTCAAACAATCACTTGCTCAGGAGATAATCAGCAGTGCGCGCGTACGCTTTCATTTAGCATGATATCATCTTATAAAGATAAAAATGTTCCCGTAATCGCCTGCGAGCTTGGGAACGGTATTACATTTACGCAGGACAAACGAATACTGTTTGAAGGCTATGTATTTGAGAGGCAAAAAGATACCGATAGTAGCGTGATAAATATTACCTGTTATGACAGAGGAATATATTTAAAACGCAATGAGGCAACCTATAAATTCACAAACACAACTCCTGAAGCGGTAGCGAAAAGGATATGTGCCGATTTTGGCATATCAATAGGATCGGTTATATCAACAGGGGTAAAAGTTTCGCGCAATTTTATAGGTGTAAGCCTTTATAAGATAGTCCAGACCGCATATACACTTGCGGCAGAACAAACAGGAAAGAAGTATATGATCCGGTTCAATGGGTCTAAATTAAATGTTATAGAAAAAACCGTGACAGATGAAACACTGGTTATAGAAGGTGGTAGTAATCTCATGTCTGCATCTGTTACCGAAAGCATCGGCAATATGATTAACCAGGTTGCTGTATATAACTCAGATGATGTACTCATAAGGACTCAGAAAAATACGGAAGCAATAAAATTGTATGGACTCATGCAGAGTTATCTGAAGCAATCCAAGGGTGAGGATGCTACTCAGAAGGCAAAAAAACTTCTGGCCGATAATGATGTTACTCAGAAAATAGTGATTAACAACCTCGGAAATATCGCAAATATAACTGGCGGAACCGTAGTTGTCAGGGAGCCATATACCGGTATATATGGGTTGTTTTACATAGATAATGATGTTCATACGTGGAAGTTGGGGCAGTACTATAATAAGCTGACGGTTAATTTTAAAAATATTATGGATGAGCAGGAAGTTGGATCACTACCAAATAAGAGCGGAGAAAAAACAAGCTCATGGGATTATCTTTATAAGCCAGGAGGTACAAAAAATGGAGAATAATCCGTTTTCGGGAATAGTCAATACCATTCGGGAGGATAGCAGAACACAGATGCCTATTGGCCACCGTCTAGGGACTGTTATCTCTACTTTGCCCCTTACGGTTGAAGTGGCCGGAATCACACAAGATGAAGAAGCGTTCATGAAAAATGATGCAATAACTAATTTTGAGGTGGGAGATAGTTTGTTTTTGGTTCCCATTGACGATGAGCAAAGGTACATAATTATTTGCAGGGTGGTGGATATATGAGTATTTTTCCAATAATACAACCACAAAGTTATGAAACTCAGACGGATCTAAAACTGTATAAAGAGGTAAAATGGGATTATGAAAAAAACATCCCGATATATGTAAACGGCTCCCCTGTCATTGTTAGTGGCAAGGAAGCCGTTTTAGTTTGGGCTTGGAAAGCACTGGATACATCAAGATACCGCCATGAAATCTATACATGGGACTATGGGTGCGAAGTAGAGTCACTTATCGGGCAACCATTTGCTGAGGAGCTTAAACAGTCAGAGGCCGCTCGTTATGTAAAGGAGTGTTTGATCACAAATCCGTATATAACAGGTGTTACCGATATAACGGTGTCATTTACAGGAGAGATATTAAATATCAGATGTACCATAGAGACCATTTACGGGGAGGTGAGTATAAATGTATGAGGAATTAACCGTTGAAGAAATCAAAAGTGATATATTAAGTCGAATGGATACGGATATAGATGTCAGGGAGGGGAGCTACACAAACGATATGATAAGTGCTGTTTCTCACGAGATATGGAAAATGTATCAATCTCTGGATGCACTAATACCTATCGTATATGTCGACGAAACATCGGGCGAGTATATAGACAAAAAATGTGCCGAATACGGAATAAAGCGAAAACTAGGAAATGAAGCGGTCGCAACTCTTCGTTTTATCGGAGTTGACGGAACAACAATCCCGGAAGATAAAGTATTTTTGACTGCAGAAGGTCTGGAATTTGTTACTGACACAGCCGTGACGATTATAGGAGGGACAGCTACAGTTACCGCGTCTGCCGCAGAAATAGGAGAACAATATAACGTAGTGGCGGGGACAATCACAAGGCAATACGCCAATTTGAGCGGATTATCTTCCGTGACAAATGACGCCGCCATAGGAGGCACAAATCAGGAAACAGATATCGCCTTAGTTGCAAGGCTTTACAATTATCTGCAAAAGCCAGCCACTTCGGGAAATATAGCCCATTATAAACAATGGGCGCTTGAAGTTGATGGAGTTGGCAACACAAAAGTAACCCCTTTATGGAATGGGCCCGGCACTGTTCGTGTTTTAATTGTCGGAAGTGATAATGAGCCAGTAGACTCAGTCATTGTTGATAACTGCATGGCTCACATCGAGGCAAACAGACCGATAGGTGCAGCTGTAACAGTGATCAGCGCGGAGCAGCTTGAAATTAACATAGATGCAGTGATAACAATGGAAAGCAATACCACCATCGAGATAGTCAGACAATCCTTTGAAACAGCTCTAAAACAATATTTAAGAAGCATAGCTTTTGAGAAATATGTGGTTGTATATAATCGCATAGCATACATACTCCTGGATATCGATGGTGTGATTGATTATACGTTGCTCACTGTCAACGGAGATATTGAAAATGTTACAGTTGGCGAGAATCAAGTGCCGATCATCGGAACGGTGGAGGTGACATGATGGCGTTAATAGATTTGTTGACGGACAACTACCCAAAGAGCCCTCAAGTTGTTGGATTACAGGAGGCATTTAGTTATTATACGGATAAACTTAAAACTACCAAAATTGATCTATTTGATCAGTTTCATGTCGAAACGGCGACATGGGGGTTAACGGCGTGGGAAGAGTCACTAGGCATTGACGCTGATGTATCAGCATCGAAAGATTTCAGGCGTGAACGCATATGTGCTAAATTAAGAGGTACAGGCACTATAACCAAGGCCATGATTGAGCAGACAGCGGCAGCCTACAGTAATGGCGAAGTAGAGGTAATTGAAGATACGGCGAATAACAGTTTTAAGATTAAGTTTGTAGGGACTAAAGGCTTACCTCCAAATATGGCTGACTTAACTCTAACAATCGAGGAAATAAAGCCTGCTCATTTAAGCTATGCATTTGAGTATGTATACCGGACACACACAGAACTATCAATATATACCTATGCTCAATTAAGTTCATATAATCATGATCAACTCAGGGAAGGGGAGATAAATTAATATGGCTACACAGACAACAAATTATGGTTTCAATAAAGATGCTGGTACCGATTATTATAGTATAGATAAAACAAATGCCAATCTGGATCTGATTGATAGCACAATAAAAGAAATCGATAATAAAGCAGTTGCAAATAAATTTCAAACAGCAGGTGGAACGGCTACAGCAATAACTTTAACGGAGATGGTATTAGAACAGGGCAATTCAAAGACTTTTATAGTAAGCTCAGATAACAATAGTGCAGCCACTACGATAAACGGTAAGCCACTATATAAACCAGGAACAACAACGGCGACTAAGCTAATTGCCGGTAAAGCTGTTACGGTCTGGTATAACGGTACAAATTTTTTTATCAAAGCTAGTGCAGAGGGTGATTCGGTCGTTGGCAATGTACTAGCTGGTAAAACATTTTCTAACGACGATGATACCGGATTAACTGGCACAATGCCGAACAATGGACCGGTAGCAACAGAAACAGTCAATCTCACCACAGAGGGGGCAGAGTATATAATTCCTGCTGGATATCATAGCGGGCTTAGAAAGATAAAGGCAGTAATAACTGGATTAATTGCCTCTG